GACACGGCGGCTTCTCCCTCGGCAGACATAGCGCAGTTCAAGGCGAATGGGACGACGAAGACCTATATAGATAAAGACGGTAACATCAGATTCACGACGGACAATCAAGTCAACATAGGGGCATCCGGAGCCAATCGCCCCTCCCGCATCTACGTCGCTGAACTGGTTAGTGCAGTCACCGGCTTTTTCTTTACGGCGAAGTCAAACCTCCAAAGTCCGGCGGATGGGCAAGTAGTCTTTTACAACAACGCTTCCTCCGGTTTTGATCGCCTCCTTCTCGGCGGCACGTCTAACCTTTCTCCGAGTCTCAAAAGAAGCGCAGCGGGGTTACAAGCAAGACTGGCTGACGATAGTGCTTATACCTTCTTTGATGCCTCGGAGATACGAATATCGGGTACGAAAGTAGTCGGCGCGCAGGCTCCCACAATCGCAAACGCAGACGGCACGTTGGCAGATTTAACGACAAAGTTCAACACCCTGCTCTCTTACATAAAGGCGGGCGGCTCTAATCACGCACTACTAGCAGCATAAGGAAATCATTACATACGGAAGGCTCGAGGTAAACAGATGGCAGTCATAGGCATTGACATCGGAACGCACGGCACTCGTATTCAGGAGGCGTTCGCTGCCTCTTACGGCTATCAGGCGACCCTCCCCGACCCGGCTGATCCGACGAAGGCGATCACCAACCCTGAGACTAAGGCGCAGTTTACGAAACGCAAGATCGCCGAGTACGTCAAGGAGGTCACGCGCGCTTATGAGGCTAATAAGGCAGCGGAAGAGGCGCGTGCGGCTGCTCTTTCGGGCGGGGTGTTAAACATCACTTAGGAGAATCCATGCAGATAGTCGGACTGAATAACCCAATCAAGAATCTCGCCGGGGAAGAGATCAAGGACGACGGCAAGCCCTTCTTAATGAGCGCGGCGATCACTAACGCACTTTTGTCTGCCTTCCCCGACGAGAAAGACATATCGGGTGATGAGAAGGTCAAACGCTTCCTGCTGGCTACAAGACTGCACGGCCAAGATTCAATTGATCTCTCGGCAGATGAGGTGGTGCTGTGCAAGCGGCTGGTAGCGAAAGCCTATAACCCGCTCGTCGTCGGTCAGGCGTGGGCGGTGTTGGAGCCTAGATCGGGAGCTTGATCGTTGTCTGGTGCTTTCATGGTTGATCGTTGAAGGGGAGTAGATGGTGAGGAAAGTAAAGGGAGAGAAGGGGAAAGGGGCGAAGCCTAAAAAGGCGGTGCCAGTAGATGCGCCCACCAAAGACGCCCTGACGACGAAGCAAAGGCTGTTCGTCGAATCCTATCTCTCCAATGGCTTCAACGCGACGGAGGCGGCACGCACGGCAGGCTATCAGGGCAACGAAAATACCCTTTCCAGTGTTGGCTATGAAAACCTGAGAAAACCTGAGATTGCGCAGATTGTGGGCGAGCGAGTTGATGAGGCCGCAATGTCCGCAAACGAAGTTTTATCAAGGCTTTCAGAACATGCGCGGGCATCCGTCGGTAAGGTTCTTAAAGACGACGGCTCTTTCAGCATTGACTACGCCAGAGAGAACAGTGTTGACCAATTAATCAAGAAAATCACGACCAAGAAAACTATCTTTACCAAGTCGAGAAACGATGGCGACGAAACGGAAGAGACTGAAACGGTTACTTTAGAACTGCACGATTCACAGGCGGCTTTAGTACACCTTGGGAAGTACCACAAGCTTTTCACGGAGAAGCATGAACATACAGGCAAAGACGGTGAGCCTTTAATGAAACCCGTCGCAGAAGCCTTGACGAAGATATACGGCAATGCTGGCAACTAACACGCACACAGAGATTAAAGCGGCGGCTGTACGCATGGTGACCATCGCCAGAGATGCGGGTGTGCCCGAAGACTCTATGCGCCGCTTTCTCTCCGCCAGCTATGTTCCGCAGCCCAAGCAAATGCTTTTCCACGCCGCCTGTCGCCTCGCTGATAGTGAGAATGCACCTAATGAAATCGGCTATGGCGGGGCACTAGCAGGCGGTAAAACTCACTGCGCTTTTGCGCAGATCGGGATTGATGATTGCCAGAGGTTTCCTAATCTCAAAGTACTTTTCTTGCGCAAGGTTGGGAAGTATGCGAAAGAGTCTTTAGAGGATTTGCGCCGCTCCGTTTTGGGTTACGTTCCGCACGACTTCAAGAATAACGTTATCCACTATGAAAACAATTCGAGGATCATCATCGGATCATATCAATATGAGAAAGACATTGATAACTATCTCTCTCTGGAATACGACGTTATTTTGATTGAGCAGGCTGAGCAGTTGTCGGGTAAGAAGCTGGATTTAATCAGGACGCGCAATCGCTCATCAAAAGGCTTCCGCCCCCGAATGTACTACACCTTCAATCCGGGCGGTGTTGGGCATGTCAATCTTAAGCAGAAATTCATCAAGCCTTTTCGAGACGAGAAAGAAACTACAACGAAGTTCATCTTTGCCAATTACAAAGACAACTGTTTTGTCAATAAAGAGTATCAGGAGACGCTTGATAGCTTGTCCGGTTGGCAGCGGGCGGCTTGGCGTGATGGTGATTGGGACATCGCGGCTGGTCAGTACTTCTCTACGTGGCGGCATGATGTACACGTTAAGTCAACGGTCAAGATTATGCCCGGTGCGGTCGTGTGGTGTGCGCTCGATTACGGGTTCACTCACCCCACGTCCTGTCATCTTCTGACTGAATACGATGGTAAGACCGGAGTTGTTGACGAGTACTGGAAACAGAAATCCTTAGTTCCGCAAAACGCCACAGGCATCAAGGAGATGCTTGCGCGAAACGGCGTCCCGCTCTCCCGCCTTCGGTCATTCGTGGCGGGTGCAGACGTGTTTGCGAACAGGGGTGATGAGCAGGGCAAAACGATTGCCATGCAATATCAGGATCAAGGCATCACCCTCACCCCCGCGAACACTGACCGCATCAACGGAGCGGGACAGATTCTTAGCCTGTTAGGTGATATTGAAGCAGGGATTGAGCCGCGCCTTGAAATAGCCGAAAGGTGTTCGCGGCTTATTGAATGCATCCCGGCTCTTCAACACGATCCTCATAGACCGGAGGATGTCTTGAAAGTAGATGTTGATGAAGATGGGAATGGCGGCGACGACCCTTATGACGATCTTCGTTATGGGGTGATGGCGCGCACTAAAGAAACAAAGAGGCCGCAACTACCCGGCACAAGTGGATATTCTGTTTTCGGAAACTAAAGATCATGCCTGAATCATTTGAGACTTGGGACTACAACAAAGCGCAAGCCGCTCTTAATGATCGCCAGAAGAAAGGCGACGCGGAGAGCCTTGCTTATGTGGTTGAAAAAGATAACTGGCAGGATGCAAAAGGGTGGTCGGGGCCGCAGATTACGGGCGGCGATCCAAGTACCACAAATACTATCAAGGAAGGTATCAATCGGGATTTCACCCCGAAAGGTGCGATCCCGTCAGTCGTCAGGCGACATAGGCGCGGTGTTGTAGGCCGTGAACCGGCGTGGATTGTGTCCCTCAGGCGTAAAGTTGAAAAGGTAATTAACGCAGAGGGCAAAGAAGAGGAAAAGCTAACAGACCAAGAGCGCGCTCTGATAGAGGATGCTGACTCACTTTTGCTCGAATGGTGGAACCAGCAGAGGGGCTTAAATGTCTTCCGCAAAGCTGTCAATAACTACGCGACTGTGGGACGTGGCGCGCTTCGCCTCTACTGGCCTCCTGCGTCGTTGAAAGATGGTCGGATGCCGACGCTTACCTTTGAAGAGGCGATTGAGAAGATATTCCTGCTCGCTCCTAAACCTTCGGAGGCCACCGTCATCACTGATACGTGGAGCATGAAGAGGGCGGGCGTCTATACCTTTGAGGATGAGAACGGAAAGTCCGCAATCGGTCTGTGTTACGTCAACGAAGCCAAACAGACCGTACTTAAGACACTTAAACAGGGGGGCGCGTCACAGTCCGAACAGGCGAAGGCTAATGCAGGGAAGGGCGTAATTGAGAGCGTCAGGGGTGCTCTGGCTGGTCAGGATGGAAATTCCGCACAGGACACAGGACTTGCTCTAAACGGCAAGCTGACGCTCTTTGAGATGGAAGGTGAGGCGTTGATCACGGATGCGGTGCGGAGGCAGCAGAAGTTACTCGATAAGTCAGGCACTATAGTCTCGCACAACATGGACGAAGCAGGATTTAGGAAGGAAGTTTTCCTTAACACCATGCCGCCGGGAAAAACCATCAAAGTTGACGATCCTGATAATCCCGGTCAAAAGATAGATGCGTTTGTTGCGGGTGCGCCTAGCTCGCTTCCAGATGGCGCAGGTGCGAAGTTGTTTGCTCAAGGTACTAGCTTTACAGAGCGCGACGAGGCGACGGGGCAGATGCGCACGCACCTTGCCACTCCCGGCCACAAGGTTGTCGATCCTGTGCCTGTTGATAATCCTATCAAGGCGGCGACGTTTGCCGCCCAAAACATACTTGAAGACACCGATCAACTCCATGTAATGATCGCTGGAGATGCAACTGCTAACGGAGTCAGTCGTCAGCAGGCCAGAGATGATTATGAAAAGTCACTGGATGAGACTGCATCTGAGGTCAATTATGTCGGCTCGTCCGTGATGGAAACCTTCCTTTCTCTCGTCGCTATCTTTGCAGGGAAGCCGGGGTGCTTCGACGGCATCAGAGTTTCGTTTGAGGCGAGGATAGACCCCGGACCGCTCGCGCCGGATGATCGGCGGCTTAACATTGAAGAAAGAGACGCGGGGATTATCAGCACGGAGGAAGCGATGCAGCGCGCTAACGTCTCCGATCCTGATGCGATGGATAAGAAGATCAAGGAAGAGAAGGCAGAAGCCCCGCCCGCGCCTTCTAATCCGCTTGTACCGCCTCCGGTTGATGATAGAGCGGGGGATAGTTCGCCCGTCATAGGTTAGGAGATTGTATGACAGAGCAGGAAACACTTGATCTTGAAGTCGGCGACGTGGTGAAGCATGCGCCCACGGGTTTTACTTTCGTGGTCTTGAATACGGCTGACGACGCTCCGCAGGTCGTGACCTCAATTCATATCGAACATCCCGACGAGTGGGAGCGCGTTGAAAAAGATAGCTAGATGAATGACATCCGCCACATCAAGTCGTCCGAGCGCACCTTGCATGCTATAGAATGCGCGCAGAAAGGGTGTGAGAAGGATAGCTTGACCGCAACGCCCTCCGGCGTGCTGACATGGCTCTCTCCGCATGGTGCTGATGGGAGAGATAAACATGCGAACTCGACAACGATCTGGACTTTGATCGAGTGGTGGGTGGAGATTGCCACTAAGCAGGCGTTGATAAATTTACGTGAGATGATTGATAAGAAGTTGGAGAGAACGGCGGCGTAACGCTTTGCCTAGTCCATAAGGAGAAAAATTAATGTCAAAATTCAGAGTGGTTGGTAAGGCTATCATAAATACGGAGCGATTGCTCTTAGCGGGTTTTGCAAATGATGAAGACAGCGAAAACAACCGCGCCCTTCTCGCCTTCGATAACGGGCAACGGTTGTATCTTGAAATGGGGCGTGAGTCTTCGCTGTTGGAGTTGGTTTCGCTAGACGAGATTCAGGGTGGGCGAAAGTCTGCCGTTAGAGTCGAAGACAACGGCGCAAAATAATTTCGCACGTTTATTATTTTCGTGTATAATGCTCCGCGTGTTTGAAAGCTGAATAGATAGAGCACTCTGGGTGGAAACCGTTCCCGTTTCGAGTTGCGGGTTCAAGGGGTTGGCTCTTGGCGGATAACAAGTTCCTAAGCTCCGCTCTGTCTATTCAGTTCTAACTTAATATCTAAATCGGTTTCTTATCTTGAGGCCGGAAATTGGAGAGGATGAAATATTCCTTTCTGACTTCCGGCCTTTTTCTATTTCCAGCCAACCTCCCTGCGGGAGAAACAACGGAGTCCAGCGGACATGTTGAAGCCCTACGATAAACCAGAGGACGTTCCCGAAGCCTTACGGGAGCACTACTCACGACGCGAAGACGGGAAGATGCACGCCGACATCCCAAACGATCACCCGGCGGTCAAGCACAACGCCACGCTTCTCGCTGAGAAGCAGGCAGCGGAAGAGAAAGCGCGCACCGCTGAATCGGCACTTGAGAGCGCGAAGGCCAGCGGCCTACCGCGTGGACACAAGGCGGTGCCGAGTGCTGATGCGGAGTTGGTAGAGAAGATTAAAGAGGCGGGAATAGCGACCGTCGAAGACTTCGCCACGCTCAAGACGGAGCATGGCAAGTTCAAGCAGGACGCTGAAACCGCAACGCGAGAGAAGCAATTGCGCGACTTGGGCAAGGCGATGGGATGGGATGCGGATAAGACCGCCCTCCTGCTCTCGGCGTTCTCCGATCTGCCTGACATCGAACTCCGCGACGGTACAGAGAAAGATGCGCAGGGCAACTTGAAGAAGATCGCCATTGCTAAGGTCAAAGGCTCGGATAACGTTGTGACCGAGAAGCCCTTTGCTGATCACGTCGCAGCGACGGAGCGGTTAAACGCGCTCGTGCCCGCCTTGACTGCCAGCAAACAACCTGACGGCACGCCCTTGCCGAGTCACGGCGCGGGAGGCGGGTCTGCTGATGGTGAAGACCTTATTGCGAAGCGACAAAAAGCGAAACAAGCTGCCGACGCAGCCAACCCGAACCCGCTGATGCCTAAAGCAGTAGCGGCTTAATTAGGAGATTATTTCATGCCACGTACCAACATCACGGGTTCATCCCCCGGCTTTGTCGTTGACTACAACGGCGCGTCCCGAAGTAACGGCAAGCAGATCGACTGGGACAAGCTGGACGATAGCTTTCGCCAAACGAAGCAGATCGTAAAGGCGAACGGTGCGGCTGCTGCCGGGGCTACGTCAATCACGGTTGACGCCCTGCCCGTTGATGTTCCGCTCGGCACAATCCTCAACTTCGGGACTTTCGCCCCCGTCACAGTGACAACCTCCGGCGTCGCCGCTGCTGCTGCGACATCCATCCCGGTCAACGCGCTTTCTGCTCCGCTCCCCTCCGGCACGATCTTGGACTTCACGGGGTCGGGTGAGTTCGCCCTGCTGACTGCTGCGGCTGCCGCCGGTGCTACTTCACTCACGGTTCAAGCCCTCGATGCCGAGATCGAAAGCGGCGACACGGCCACGTTTCAGGGAGGCACGAAGCAAGCGAGATTGACCGCCGCCGCCGCAAAGGGCGCGGCTTCGATTTCGGTGGACGAACTGCAATTCATAGTCGCCGATAACTCCGAGGCCACTTTCGGCGGTACGGGATCGAAGAAGGTTGCGGCCAGCACGATCATGGCCGAGCTTCCGAGCGGCAAGATTATCCCTCGCAAGTCCGTAACAGGGTCGGAGACGGCAACGGAAATCCTCATCTCCGATGCAGATGAAGGCGCGAAGGAGCATGCGGCGACCGGTTACGGCACATTCCTCTCCGGCACGTTCTACGAAGACCTGATGGCCGACCGCAACGAAACCGACTTTGCTACGTGGATCGGTGAAATCCGCACTAACGGCGGCAGCGTCCGCCTCCAACCCTATTCCGACAGCCGAGCCAGCTAAGGCGCAAAGGAGAAATTAAATGGAGTTCTCATTCAGAGAAGCACTTGACAAGCTCGGACGGAACGCGGGGTTCCGCATCGTCAACGACGCACGGCCAGCCAGCGATTACCTGTTCAACACTCTCTTACCGGAGATCAATAAGCCGAGCTATTACGTGGACAGTGGCTACATGATCATCCGTTCGGTGATGGCGGGACTCGTCGGTATGTCCTCGCCCTACCCTCCGGGCGGCGTGATGGATGCGAGCACATTTCTTGAGAAGACGGGCAAGACCGCCAACAAGGAAACGCTTGAAGAAGAAGCCCTGCGCTCCATTCAAGAGTTGATGAATCAGCGCGGCCTTACGGGTGATGCGCGGATTCAATTCCTCGCTGACGAAGCCTACAACTTCCAAGAAAAAGTTATCCTGCAAGGCCACATGGATACGGCTGAATGGCTGCGCGCGGAAGCCCTCTACACTGGAAAGATTGATTGGACGTTTAACGGCATCCACCTGGACATTGATTACGGCGTGCCGTCTTCGTTTATCAACGCGAACCGGACGGGCAACGATGCCTACACTGCCGATCACGCCGATAACAAGTTTTGGGCGGATCACTACGCCGCTCTCGCTGCGCTCAAGTACAACGTGCGCGCCGTCATCGCCCACACCGACACCATCTTGAAGATCGTCAACAACGACCGCCTCAAATTGGATGTCTCTCAAAACGGCAACACTTTCAGGCTGCGCCGCTACCGTACGCGCGGCAACGGAGAAGTGTTTAGCAGCGACTTCCGCGACACCGTGAACCTGATCGCTTACGACCTCGAAGGCGAAGTCTTAAACCCGGCGGACACGTCAAAGACTATTCGCATTCCGTTTGCGAAGGCCGGAAAGTTGCTCTACGTGGCGAACAATCGGCGCAATGGTTATCGCGTCGGCGAAGGTTCGACGCCTGACCCGATCCGCGAGCAGGCACTCGGCTACACACATGTCGCGCCGACGGTCGAAGGCGGTGGAGCGATGGGTAGATGGGGCAGGTTGTTCATTCCCGAAGACGCGCAGTGGTCTGTCAGGGGCGAAGGTGTTTCCAACCTTCTGCCCGTCCGTGAGGATGTGACGGCGACGGAAGCCAAGACATTCACGCTCTCAACTGACTTGTCTTAAAGGAGCACAAAGATGAAAGAGTTTTATTACAAAGGGCGGACGTATAGGCCGGGCGATGAGAACGTGCCGGAGGAGATCGCGCATCTTGTTAACGGTGACAAGCGAATCGCATCTTCCAGTAGCAAAGAGGGTGCTTCTAAGCAGCCCGCTCCCAAGAAAGCTAAATAGATGCCGTCTCCTACTCCAACAGATGAACAGATCGAGGTGACCAGAGAGAGGCGTGGCTAATGGCGATCCTTGATGAAAGAGATTATCCGACAGTGCGCTCCGTCCTGTTCAACGGGCTGGATAATAAGGCTTTGCCGGATTCGACCATCTCGTCAGAGATGCATCAAGGAGAGGCAGAGGGCGAGGTAATTGAGCGAGTTGGAGCGTTCGACGGTCTAAGCACTGAAAATCAGGCACGCGCAAAGAGGGCGGTGATTCTACTAACGGCGTCTTTGCTCG